CGCCCCGATAGTGGTATCAAAAGAGTACCGCGAGAAACATAAACCTGTAGCTGGCGGGTATTATGTCGTTTACAAGGACGGGTATAAGTCGTTTTCTCCTGCGGAAGCATTTGAGTCTGGCTATACTTTAATTTAGGTAGCAAGGTGTAAACTACGTATATATAGTGGGCTGGCGAGAAAAGACCACCCATATATAGTAAAAGGCTTAAAATGAAAACCACAGTCGTACTAAATGACACTCACGGCAACTTCGTAGACCCTGTGGCCTTACGTCTAGTCCTTGACTTCATTAAACGCGAACAGCCTGACAATGTGGTTTTGAACGGCGATATAATGGACTTCTACAAGATAAGCCAGTTCGATAAAGACCCTGCCCGGCTGACGACCTTGCAGGAAGAGATTGATTTCGTTTACGATAACATCTTAGGGCCGATAAGAAAAGCCGTTCCAGACGCTAAAATTGACTATGTGCAGGGCAACCATGAAGCAAGGTTAAGGAAGTATCTTTGGAAGAAGGCTTCTGAGTTAGCTTCGTTGCGTGCCTTGAACATAGATGCGTTATTGCGACTACGAGAGTTAAATATCACTTACCATGAAAAAATGCACAAGATAGGCGACTTATACTTCTTCCACGGCGAGGTGATTAGACAGCACTCCGGATACACCGCCAAGGCCATGTTCGACCGCAAAGGTGTATCGTTAATACATGGTCATACTCACAGAGATGGTAAGTACACTTTGCGGAACCTGAACGGCCAGTACGCTGTCTGGGAGAACTACTGCCTGTGTAGTCTGGAACCGGAGTATATAGACTTCCCGAACTGGACACAGGGTTTTGCTTATATAACTCACGTAGGCAAGCGTCCGATGTGCGAACAAGTGCCGATAATCAGCGGCTCTTACATATTTGGTGGTAAGATTTACAATTAGGTGAGCCGTGTCAATGTTACATACAATACAAAGTAGTTACGAGAGCGTTAGGTCGAGTCATGTCTTGGCGGCTGATGCCGACCTTGATGGAACAACCGCTGGCCTTACTTATAAATCTACCGACCGCCCCTCGGACAACGAATGCTTTATCGCCGGGCCTGAGGTTGGAGGGGTTGGTATTATCTTTGAAGGAGAGGGTTCGGAGAACGAAACTTTCTCGTGGTCTATGTACGGTTACAGGACTGTTGGGGAGGGGAATATAGGCCCTGCCGAGATAATTGGCACTGGTACGGGTATTCTTGGTACTGCTGTGTCGGAGAATGGCTATTTATACGCTGATACAATAGTAGTTACTAATCCTGGTTCATGGTATGACGTGCCTGTTGCTATAGACAGTGGCAATAACCGCATATGCAAGATTTGTTTTGATTTAGCTGGTTTCAAGTATTTGAGTGTAAGATTTACTGTGATAGGTTGTACATCTATTCAGAGTTATGTAGCTTATTTTTAAGGATTTTTATTATGGCATTAACAACTGGTGCAGATGGTTCCGGTTGCCTTGAGGTGACTGTAGGTTATGGGAACATGATGAGGTTTGATAGTGGCAAGTATGGAATAGAGTTTGACAGTACTGGAGGCGTTGACGAGTTAATTTGGGGCAAAGACCCTACATCGTGCGTAACCGCTTCTGTCTTTTTCCTTGAATACGTCCAGCTTGCATCGAGAGACATTACCGGTGGCGGTATTTCATTGACTGATGGTTCCCTCGGCATGAAGATAGTATCTCTTGGTGATGGTGACGCTTCCGGCGGAGGCCCGACTAATGGAGTCTGGGACTTCCGCGGCGACCCCTTGAGATGTCTTACGGCGGAAAGTACACAATCGTTGTGTATGAGTTCTACTATAAACGGGCATATCTGTGGTTTCGTGAAAGGTTACTGGGGCTCCGCGGGATTATGATAGAAAAACACCTCACGCCTGAAGAGTCGCTTATAGAGATGGTTAAGCGCAAAGAAGAGTCTGGCATGAAGAAGACTAAGGAGTGGGTCTCTTTATGGCAGGAGTCTTTGCGTTATTTCTTTGGCGATCAGCTTGCCCACAAGAAAGAACATAAAGAGTGGGACTGGATTGTCATAAACTATATCTGGCCGTCTGCTATGCAGGAGATAGCCAAGTTAAGTAAGAACTTCTCTGAAATACACGCTTTGCCCTGGGAGGATAGTGATAGCGATTCTGCCGAGGCATGGCAGAGTATCCTTCAGTGGCAGTGGGAGAAGGGTCTTAATAAGACTGGTATGCGTCTTGAGCAGATTTACGCTATATTGTGTGGTAAAATCTTCGGGTATCGTGTCAGCAAGATATATTGGGACGAAAAATGCTACTGGGACGATGAACAAAAGAAGTGGATGGGCGATGTCAAACATAAGCTGTGGCATCCAGCCGAGTTTTGGGCTTCTGACGACGAAAAGATCGAAGATGGTGACTGTGGAACAGAACGGTACGTAGCCTTGGAGTGGGCACAGAACCGTTGGCCCAAGTTCAAGAAGGAACTTAAACTCAAGTCCACTAAATACAAAGACTTAACAAGTGGTGGCGGCTCAACAGTCCGTGGCCAACTAGCATCTGCCGGAACTTTTCCATCTAAGGGCAAGGGCGGCATAGATGCAGGAATAGGTTCGTCTAATAGCAATGATATTCTCGATAGAGTGTTATCTGCTGATAGAATGAACAACGCTGACATTGACGACGACCAGAGATTCGTCAAACTTAACGAGACCTACTTCAAGGACTACTCAGAAAAGAAGCAAAAAATAGAAGAAGACGTTCCTCCGCAGGAACTAATGGCGTCTGGTGAGGCGTTTTCTCAGGGTGGTGTATACTACGACAAAAGCAATAAACCCATAGACCTTTCACAGTGGCCGAAGCGAACCGTTAAAGAGTGGATGGAGCCTAATTATCCAAACGGAAGATTTATCATACACGTTGACGACCTTATATTGAATATGGACAACCAGAAGTACGACCAACCGAGATGGCCATTTGTGGTGACTCCTCACTATTTGCTTCCGTTCATGTGGCAGGGTATTAACGGCGTAACGCTCTACAAGAACGTACAGGACATGATAAACGTCACCGTATCGCATCTTACGAATAATATGAAGATGTTCGGCGACCCAAAGATTATTGTAGAGAAGGGTGCCATTGACGCACCACCTGGTAGAACCAAGGAACACTTCAGGATAGGAAAAGCTGCTGGTTCGATAATTAGGGTGGTAAAGGGAGCTATCGGTGCAAAACGCATACAGGTAGTAAACCCAGTAACCCCTTCTGCTGCCGCTCTACAGTTGTATGGACTATTTACGCAGGAGTTCAAGAACCTTATCGGTCTTCAAGATGCTGCGTCCGGCAAGGCCGGTAATAACTTAACAGCTACTGAATCGAGTTATCTGGCAATATCTTCTCATGACCGTATAGCTTTACAGAACGTCTTCGAGACTGAGTGGGTACGAAAATGCTGTGAGTTGGTCGCTGGTATATGTCAATCCAACTACGACCCAGATAGATGGGTTAGGATAGTAGGTGAGGACAAATCTGCCGGCGTTATGCAGATCACTCAACAGATGAGTAAGGTTAGATTTGACGTAGACATTCAACCGGCTCCAGCCATACCAATGGACGCAGAGAAGCGGATAGTCAAACTAAATAAGGCTTACGAACTAATGGGCATGCCTTCTAATCCAATGCTACCAGAGATGTTAAAAGCTTTAGAGGTTCCTAATTGGAAGAAGCTATTGAAAGAAAGTGGTACATGGCAGGAGTATAAGAGATTCGAGGCATTATACACTGCTGTTGCAGAGGGCAAGATTACTCCCGAAGAGGGAATAAGAAAGCTCGTAGAGGCTGTAAGGCAAAAGTTAGGTAATAGTTTAGCACTTCAAACTAAGAAGGATGACGATGGCAAAAAAGATACTGAAATTAAAACTGAAATCAAGCGAGAAAAAAACACTGAAACCTCCACTAACGGTTATACCCAAACCATTACCGAGTATAGACCCCAGGGTGGCGATTCAGAACCAAATAGATGATCAGTTACGGTCGTTCCATAACTGTCAAAGTAGAACTGGCAGTGCATCTATCAAGAAGCATATCCAGCAACTCAGAAGTGAGTTAGAGAAAATGTAGAAGAGAATTCGTTAAGTCAGCCAAAGGGACAGCGAGCCAAACGGCCAGACTTGACGCGATGTCTTCTCGAAGGAAACAGCCAAGTGCTGAAAATGAATTTGGAGAATTAAAATGTCTGAAGAAACAATCGAAGTCGTAACAGAGGAAAAAGTAGACGAAAAATGGTCACAGGAAAAGCAAAGGGCTGACCAGGCAGAGGCTAACTTTAGAAAAGCCGCAAAAGAAAAAGATGAGATAGCATTGTCTTTGTCCGAGCGGGATACTAAATTGGCTTCACTTGAACAGAAACTTGCCGATCTTGCCGAAGCGCAGGAAGTTCCCGTTGAGGATTTACTTGACCCTGACCTTGTTGACGCCAAAACGATTAAAACCGTTAGTGTTATGGCGAAGCAGATTAGGGATCAAAAGAAAGCTATTGATAAACTTACAAGTTTGGCCGACAGCTTTCGGGAAAAGTCCAAGACACAGGAAATTAAGAGCGAAAAAGAAAAGACCATTGAAAAGATACTTAATCCACTAGACAAAGAGTTCGGTGCAAAGTTTCGCAATGCAGCTAGGAAAATGGCAGATAGTCTCGTAGACGAAGGCAAGGAGAGTCAGCCTAAAGATGTAATTGAGGCGATGACTCTTATGCGACAGTGTTACGTTAAGGTCAAGAGTGAAGCTGATGCGAAAACAGAAAAGAAAGTTACTCAGACAGATAATGGTTCTTCGTCATTCTCTATGGACGCTTCGATACCTAAATCTGGCACCCGCAGAGATATAATGACGCAGATGAAAAAGAAAGGACTTAACTTATTTGGGAAGTCCTAGTTTATTACATAAAGGTTTACTAATATGAGTTTAAACGATTTATCAAACGCCACAAGGGAACTGTTTGTACGTTCTTTGGTGGACGAGGTTTACATGGCCACTCCGGTGGTCGAAGAACTGCAAAGAAGGAATCAGGTATCTTATACCGGCGGTACGGATATTAAGAGACTTGTCGATACTGATGAGATTGACGACTTAATGCAGGAATACACCCCAAATACCGCACTGACGGATGAAGCGAAGGACACGCTTGAGAAACCAAGTTTTACTTGGAAGTATGCCCAGCTGCCTCTTCGTTATGGTCTTGAAGAGTATACGCAGAACATTCTTGCTGGCTCTGAAGAGCAGCTTCTTGACCTTGCCGACCATTTGGTTGAAAAAGGCCAGAACGCAACTCGTCTGTGGCTCAACAAGAAGATATTCAATACCGGTTCGGAGACAGGTGTAGCCGATGGCGCTACTGGTTTCCAGAGTCTCGTATCTGCCCTTGACCATGATGTTACTTATGGTACGCTTACTCGAAGCTGGTCTGGTGGAACTAACGACTGGTGGCAGGGTGCAGACCCGGCTGGTCTGAATGTCAACACGACTACAAGCGCACAGGCAACTGCGTACAACATTACGATATCCAACCTTCGCAAGTGGATTACCGAAACTGATGTTGCTCATCACATGAAAACTCCTTCCGATCTGTATATTTGTATGTGTCCGACTTTGTTCAATAAGTTACGAGCAGAGATGGAAGCCAAGGTTCAATACAGGCCTACTGGCGACACGCAGAAGCAGGGTTTCAATAAGATGGACTTGGACGGCCACACTATCGTAAGTGTCCCGTACTTGCAGACCACATCGACTATGAGGAATTGGGTATTCATTCTCAACCTCAATCATTGGGAACTCCGAATCCATACAGCCCGTAACTTCAAGATGACGGACTTTGTATGGCAGGGCGAGAACTCCAATGGTTACGACTTCTGGCTTGCGAGAATCCTGATTTCAGGAAACTTCCTATGTTGGAAGCCTAATGGCAATTTGTGGCTGAATAACGTTTCTTAGAAAAGGAAGCTTTTGTTTTAACGGTAAATTTCACATAACTTTTTAAGGATTTTAAGAATGGCAAATTTAAGTTTACGAAGAATAGTATTAAAAGACAATTGGCCTGGATTTCCTAATGTAAATCTTGGAAAACCAACTGGTGGTTTCGATGCCACCTATGGGCACTCATGTGTCACTTCGCCCGTGTATCCTCCAATGACAAAGATTCAGGCGTTCCAGTCTGGTTCTGACGCGTCTGCATGTAACGGCCCGTACACAATGATTTATTTAGCGTTTCACGAAATGTCTGGAGCAAATGCCTTGCAGGCCGCTTCTCCTTGTACGGCCGCACAACCAATTTGCGCACACATAGATGCAACAGCATGGACTGACGTTGGGCATTATTCAGACGCATCAAGTTCTCCGTACATTGTAACAAATTGTAGCGCTTGTATGGAGGTTACATCTACTGGAATCGTAGCACTTGGGTGTAACCCTGGCATGGACACAGACAGTACCACCACGGCATATAAGTGGGGTTGGTTCTGGTGTGGTGGCGTTTGCCCGCATACCGATTTGACACATCTAGATTATGATATGACTTGTACTGCAACGGCATGGAATCATGTCCAGCCAGTAGCAGACACTAGCCGTATTGTTCTTGGTGTTGGCGACGCTTCGTTTGAAGGCGTTTGTGGAATAGCTACTGTTGTTAGTGCATAAGAAAGGTGGCTTACTATGGGATTTGATTTGGACGCACAAAGAAGTGGAACTATAACTGGATTCGGAATGATAGAAGGTGGATATTTTGATATATCTGCTGGCTCCGGAACCGTTGATGTGCCAACACGGATGTCTAAAGCATCGATGGGCTTTGGTATAGCAAAGACTAAAAGCCAAGACCTTTTTGATGGCATTATAGCCACTACTGATGGAGACATCACGAATGGCTGGATTACATTCAGAAGGCAGTCGGCCAGCGAACAAACTGACCTAAGGGTTGATTACCTACTATTAGGATACTAATGCAAACTGGCATGCAAAGAAGTTTCAGCGCCCACGGTGTCAAAGGTGAGTGTGGCTGTGTACGATTTGAAGCAGGTAGCAGAACTATAAAGGTTCCGGTTATGGCGAAGACTATTTTTATGGGATTTGGCCAAACAAAGACCGGTGACTGTTTGAATAGTTTGGTTTGTACCTGTGACAATAGTGTCGTAGATGGAAAAACAACATTCACTAGGCATGGTGGTTATTATGGTGACGACCCGGAAATGAATTTTCTCATTCTGGGCTGGTGAAGAAGTTTTCTTCTTCCTTTTCGGGCGGTTGGCTCTTCGGGGCCAGCCGCTTTATAGGAGTAGTAAATGATTAGTTCGGCAATTACAACTGAAATACAAGCCTTGTGTGGACGAACAGGCGACACTGTATTAGTAACCAGTGCCAGATGTTTACGTTGGCAAAATGATGCACAACGAATCATAGCCGAGAAGGTTCCCGGTCTTCATGAGCTTACGTTCAAGAACACAACATCTCTCGATACAACCGCTACTCTCCGTTGGTCGTTGGCGGATATAACGTCTGGGCTTTCTGACATAACCACAGAAAATAGGATAGCACACACATTTTCTGCTTGGTATCTAGATGGTAACAATTCAAAAAAGTTGACCTATGTTCCCGTGGACGAGTTTGACGAGATGTACCCTGACCCGACTAACTCGGATATTCCACACACCTTATGTAACGTATGGACTAGGCGTGGCAACTATGTCGAGATAATGCCCATCTGTTTAACTGAATACCATGACGACGATCTTAGATTCGATGTCGGTGTTTATCCGATAGAACTCTCAGCTGCTCTGTCCTCGTCCCTGAACGACGCTGACGAGGGTTTGATTGCTTATGGCGTGTGGCAGGCTTTTATAGCGATAGGCGCCGAGAAGGCTATGGACGCTGCTGTATGGCGTACTAAGTTTTACGAATGGCTTGAGGAATACCAGAGTCAAAACGATACAATGCACGAATGGTCGGGGAACTGGTATGAATAAGGAATTTCAATGCGACGGACACTGTCCTGTTAAAGCAATGCGTGGATGTTGCCGGAACTGTAGCAATAGTTTTGCATGGTTTAGGAACGAGACAAATGGGCGGCTATGGAATACCGAGAACGGTTTCTGGAAAGAGGGCGGTTGCGCTTTAGATCGACAAGCAATGCCAACGCAATGTCGTGAATATGATTGTAGGAACCACGATTGGATTGTTACGAAAAGATGGATGAATGGCAGCTGGCAAGACATTGATGTGAAAGAAATACCAATGGGATTCCAGATTGCAGGAACAGTAAGGTTTGGTAAGGAAGAAGGCAATGGAAATAGTAGCTGAACTTGGAGCTTCGCATAATCAGGACTACGAAACAGCACTTGCATTGGTATTTGCTGCACAGGAGGCCGGTGCGGATACTATTAAGGTTCAGATGTTCACCCCTGACCAGATGACTAAAGACGACGGAAGTATTATAAACGAGGGAGCATGGTCGGGAGTTAATCTTTACAATCTGTACGAGAAAGCTGCAATGCCACTTGAGTTCGTACCGAAGTTGAAGAAGCTGGCCGAGAAGTTAGGTATTGGATTCATTGCTTCGGTATACCATCCTGATATGGTTCCGGTAGCAGAGAAGATGGGAATAGAGAGATATAAAATATCATCTTTTGAGATAACTTGGTTGGACTTAGTTAAAACAGTAGCTAACACAGGAAAGCCTATTGTGATGTCTGTTGGTATGGCGGAGCATAAGGAAATTAGTTCGGCGGTCGCTATTGCCAAGAGAAAATGCAGAGACCTGACATTGCTGTGGTGTGTGAATGATTACCCTGCTGAGACAGGCAAGATGAACCTAAAGACTATCGAGGGACTAAAGAGGTTCAAGTGCAAGTCTGGTTTAAGCGATCATTCTACCGGCTACCTTGCCCCTGTGGTTGCTATGTCTTTGGGTGCTACTATGCTAGAGAAGCACATCAAAGTGGAGGGTGGTCTTGACGAGGGGTTCGCTCTCAACCCACTACAGTTTACGGACATGGTCAAGATAGTACGGGAGGCAGAGAATAGTATCGGAGGAATCCGGTACGGAGGAAAGAAGAAAT